GATCGCCGCGACGTGCGCGATCACGGCGAGGATGATCAACCCAATCGGGTTGGCATACATAGCTGCGTTCCATAGCCACTGCGCGGCCGTGGCCGCGTAGCGAACGGCGATGCCTGCGATCTCGGCCGCCTTGAGCGCGATCGTCTCAGCGATGGCGCGCCCCTTGGCCAGGATGCCGGCATTCGTGGCGACGTTGTCTGCCACCTGCGCGCCGGTTGCCACCCGCGTAGCGGCTGTGTTGGCGACGAGCGCGGCCGTGTGTGCGGTCATTGCCCCGCGTAGCCCGAAATTGGCAACGACATGCGCGGCCAGGATCGGGAGCCTTGCCACCTCGGCGACGTTGGCGCCCATCTGCGCAGTCTTGTAGAGGACAAACCCGGCGACGATGAACGGGAGCGCGTCACGTAGTAGGTCCAAGTGGTCTGCCACGAAACCCATCACGGTGCCCGTGACCTTGAACGTGTCGCTAACCGCCCCGCCCTGTCCGACGAGCCCTGGGAGGATGGCCACAACCGAGAGCGTGATGTCGCGAATCGCCTTGAGCGCCTCGGAGACTTTCTTCTGCCCCTCGGCTGAGTTGAGGAACGCAGACATGCGCGCCGTTGCCGTGACGAGCCACCCGAGCATCACGCCACCATCGTTCGCGCCGGCCGCCTTGAACACGGCCCCAAGCGACATGGCCACGTTCCACGCGATAGCCGAGAGTTGATGTAGCACGGTAACGGCGTTGCGGAAGAACGTTTCTAGGCGCCCACTGTTGCGAGCGGCGACCGTCCACGCTTGGAAGCGCTCGGCGATCCGAGCCACGTCCCCGGCGAGCCCCGGGAGGAATTGCGAGCCCACGCGGCCGATGTTGAGCAACCCGGCGAGAATCGGACGCACCGCAGTAGCGAGGCGCTGCGAGGTGAGCACGACATCGGACAGCATGGCGTCGATATCGGCGATGGCGCCGGGAGTCTTGGCGAACCCGAGCGCCGAGCGAATCGCCGCATTCCATGCGCCCCCAACGCCACCGAGGCGAGAGGTCATCATGGGTAGGTACACTGTGGACAGTTGGCGGATGTCGCCAGCGACGCCGCTCCATACCTGCTCTTGAACGGATCGCTGCATTCCCTGCCACGCTGGCGTAAGCGCCTTGAGCGTGGTAACGAGTTCTTTCGCGGCAGGCGAGAGCTTGGCGAACGCCTGCGCCGCCGGATCGACGCCCCCGCCCCCGCCCGCACGGGCTTGGTTGAGCGCCCGCTGCGCGGCTGCGAGTTCGTACACGGCGTCGGCCTGTTGCTGCGATGCCGTCTTGACCGCATCGCTACCCTCAACACCCTTTGCGGCTGCGTCAGCTTGCTCGGCCGCGAGATCTGACGTGCGGGCGCGCGACTCGTCAAGCGTTTGGAGCGCCTGCCGATAGGCCAAATCGGCCTCTGTGATGGCTTTCGCGTTCCCGCCGCGCTGCGCCCTGCGAAGCGCGATCTCAGCCTCGGTTACCGCCATGACGGCGGACTCCTCGTCGAGACGGGCGCCGTTCAGTTGACGAGTGAGTGCGGCCAAGTCGTGCGCGGCCTTCGCCCGAGCGTCGTTGAGCGCCTCTTGCGTCTCAAGAGCGCGCCGCTGCGCCACTTCCACGCGGTGCTCAGCGTCAGCGAGGCTGTTAGCCGAACGGCCGGCGCCGCCGGATGATGTCGCCATAGCGGCGCCCATGTTGAGCGTCGCGAGCTTGAGCACGCCGAGCCCGGCCGCTGCGCCGAGCGCTGCGCCGGGCAGTAGGCCGATGAGTCCGGCGAGTTGCCCCACGGCTGCGCCGAGCGCGAGCGCGTTAGCGGCTGCTGACACCATCGTCACGCCGAGCGCCACGGCAGAGGCGCCGGCAATTGCGTTGCTGGCGCGGACGTTCGCGGCCGTGCGCGAGATCAGCGCGTTGGCCCCTTGGTCCTTACCAATGATGTTGAACACTAGGGAGGTGTCAGCCATAGCTACACCTCCCTAGTGTGATGACACGTACGTGTCACTTCGCTTGCGCGGCCATCTTTTTGACGTATGCGATGGTCTGCTCAATCTCGTCATACGTAAGCCGCTCTTGCTCCCACGGCGGTATGCCGGTCGCGTCGCAGATGGCTAGCCAGTAGCGCTCTCGGCGTTCCCGGTGTTGGCTTTTCCCGGGGGCTCGGGCGCCTCGCTGATCTGGCGCTCAAGCATCGCGTAGGCCATGGCGCGCTCATCGTCGGGCATGGCGACGGTTGCGAGCATCTCGCGGGTTTCCTCAAGCTCGGCGCGATCCATGACGAGCGTCAACTCATCATCGGCGAAATCGACATCCTCGAACTTGATACGCGGATGATCACGGCGTTGCAGCGTCCACAGTAGAGCGCGCCGAGCCTTGCCGTTGCCCTTCAGAAGCCGAGACTTGAACTCGGTTCCGTAGTCGAGCCCCGTAATGCGCTCGATCTGCTCGATCTCCTGCGAGCGGAACCGTCCCAACTGAACGGTCCACTCCTGAATGTCGCCACCATCGGGCGTGTATCGCAGGTACACGTCTAGCCCTTCCTGCCGATGCGCTCGGCCATCTTGTCGAGAGCCCGCCGGACAGCGATCCTGTAGCGAGCTTGGTTGCGTGCCATGGTGTCGTCAAACCATCCCGGCGCCCCGATTTGGGACACCCAAACGTTTTTGCCGTGTACCGGGTGCCGGAAGCGCCGTTCGTTGAACCGCTTTGGCGCGTTCCAAAAGCTGCGCGGCATGCCTTCCTTGAGTGCCCGGATGCGGGCACTCACGGCCCTGCCGACACGAACGTCAACGACGAGATGCGCGGCGATGGCTTGCCGTAGCGGCTCGCCAGCGTGGGGGAGCCCGCCGGAGCCGGCAAACAGCGCGCCCCGCACGTCTTGGATCGCGGGGCGCAATGCATCGCCGAGAAGCTCGGCCATGTCCTCGTTAAGGTTTCTGCCGTCCGCCTCGGCATCGAGCGCGAACCCGACGGAACGGAAGCTCTCGTGATCGGGCTCGATCTTCACGACGAGCATTGGCGGTTACGCCGTGGCGCGGGTGATTACGCCGCTCGTCGGGAACGTCTGCGAGTTCTCGTTGACATCGCCGGGGGAGCCGCTCACTGGAGCCCAACCCTTGATGAGCACGCTCCCCGTGTACTTGGGGTTTGACACGCCAACCGCCGATTGGGTGGCTCGCACCTCAAAGGCGATGACGGTACCTAGCACCGTCCACATGTCCTCATCAAGACCGTCATCGACGAGATCATTTTTGAACGTGAGCGCCAGTGAGCCGCTCTTGAGCCCGCCCAAGACTTCCTTCCACCCGAGGCTAGTGAAGGTGGTGACATCCTTCTCCTCCACCTCGGCGGTAAGCTCGCACTTGCTGACGCTGCCGGAGATGTCACCGGGGCCAGTCAAGTTGATGTATGCAGCGGTCAACACCATCTTTGCCATGGCTGACCCTCCTTTGTGGACAGACAGAAGGGTCCGCCTCGGCGAGGCGGACTCGGGGGATTGCTTTTTACTGGATTATCCCGTAAACTTGTGGCATGCCACCAACCGGATACATCAACGCAAGCCTCTCGCCTGAGGCGTACGCCGCTCTCAACATGCTCGCGGCCAAACTCTCGCTCGTGAAGGGTCGCCGGGTGTCAATGTCTAAGGCAATCATGGTTGCCGATCGACTCGTCAACCTCGCGGCAGAGAGCCACGTCCGCAAGGCAATCAGGGAAGTTTTCGAGGCCTAGGCCAACCCAACCTCAAGCGCCCCGGCGATGCCGGGGCGCTTTGCTATACGGCGATGCCTGCGGACACGATGAAAAGGAAGCTCGGCGACGAGCCCGTAATCGTCCACTGAACACGCCAGTAGTCATCCGTGACGGCGCCGGCAAGCGAGAGATACTCGTCCGTGCGCGCAGTCGCAGTCGTGAACGTAAGTCGGTCGGTCGCCGAGCTAAACCCGCTGTTGTCGTCGCTCTGGAGCTTCACGGTGATTGTGGGAGTCGAGGTGCCCGACACTGACAGCACGTGAAGGTTGGCGTAGATGTGCTGAGTGGCGCTCACGGCGCCCAACTGAAACGCCGTGCCGTTGCCGGTCGCGGTGCGCGCCGTGCCCGGCGGATGTAGCGATACGCCACGCGCCACGGTGCCCGAGGTGGAACCGTTCACCGTCCACATGTTGACGTCACCCTCGGCGCCACCAAACTGATAGTTCGCGCGCAAGAGCTTGCCGAGGTAGGCCAACGAGCCAACGTTGCCATCGACCGGGCACACCGTAAACGCGCCGATGCCGCCGAGCGCTGCCCACGTATCATCGTCGACTTTGGACGTGTCTCCGGCTTCCCACTGTCCGGCCATGGAGACCTTGCCGGACGCGTTGCCCGCCAGGACTTCTTTCCACACCCCGAGCGAGCTATCGACGCTGCCAAAGTTGGTAACGTCCTTGTCTTCATACTCGACGGAGAGCTCAAGTTTGTTGCTCTGCCCGGTGAGGTCTGCGCCTCCGGTGAAAATCCTGACGTTCCGAAGGATGTCCTTAGCCACGTCGCACCCGCTTTCCGCGCGGCGCCGGCCGCTCGGGCTCGGGCTCGCCTACCGGTGAGAAGTCCTCAAGGTCTTGCGCCAGCGCGAAAAGCTCATCCGCGCGCTCGGTCGCGTCGGCATCGGCGAGCCCGGCCGCCTCGGTGCGCAGCCGCGCCACCTCGGCCGGGATTTCGGCTAGCGCCGCGTCGAAATCGGTACGCGCTCGGCGCGCCCGCTCGCCGCCATCGTTGCCATACGCCCGTAGCGCGGCCAGCGCATCACGGTGATAGCGCAGGGTCGCCAGCAAGTCCATTAGTCCCCCGAACCGTCGCCGATGGCGCGGACGATAATCTCTGCGCCGAAAAAGACCTCTGACCCGATGCGGTAGAGGCGGTAGCCCTGAACTGCTTGTACTGAGAAGTCGTCACACGCGCCGTTGAGCGCGTACTCACCCGGCGCACCCCGAGCGGCGTACAGCGCCGCCCGGACGGACGCGGTACCCGTGCGGCGCAAGAACTCGTCTAGCAGCCGCTGGCCTTCCTTGTCGTCGCTATGGCCGGTAATGACGCGACACGTGATGTCGACGATGTCATCTC